ATGACAAAAAGAAAAATGGACTTTAAGCCAAAGGAACCGGTAAAAATTAGGTTTAAACAGTTAGTAAATGGGAATAAATCTATTTATTTGGATTGTTATACCGGTGATGTGATCAGAAGTGAATCAGGTGTAGGAGGAAGACATAAAAGAGAGTTCCTTAAACTATATATTATACCTGAGTCGACAAAGGAAGATAGGCTAAAGAATGATGCAACATTAGCTCTTGCAAAAGCCATTCAAAGTAAGCGTATCGTTGAATTACAAAATGATGCTCATGGATTCAAGAATAGCAATAAATCAAAGGCAAACGTTATTGATTATATTGAAGGCATGAGTGAAGCTGCAAAAAATCGTTCTAGCCTCAACTATTGTGCCACAATGGGAAATGTGATCAGATTACTTAAACTGTATAGAGGGGATTATATTGCATTTAAGGATGTTGATAAAACATTTCTTAAAGGATTTGTAGATTTCTTGAGTAAAACAAAGAAACATTCAAAATATGGTGATGTTAGAAGCGGTGAGGTCTTGAGTAAAAATGCAATTGTAGCGTATTATAGTGTTCTTAGAACAGCATTAGGAAAGGCTTATAAAGAGGCTGTTATATCGACCAATCCAAGCAGTGATTTTAATTTGAGTGATCAAATAAAAGCAGAAGCAAGTCAAAGAGAGTATTTAACTATTAATGAATTAAAAGTCCTAATATGCACCCCATGTAAAAATGATATGATTAAACGTGCGTTCTTGTTTTCTTGCTTATGTGGATTAAGAATTAGTGATATTAAACGCTTAACTTGGGCTAACTTACTTAAAAATGGTGATAGGACCAACTTAGAAATAAAAATGCAAAAGACTAAGGAACCGATATATTTGCCATTGTCCGATGAGGCTTTAAAGCAATTGCCAGAGCGTGGTAATGCTAAACCTTCTGAGCTAATATTTACATTGACACACCAGGGGACAATAAATACAGTTCTTCAAAAATGGGTAAAGTCGGCAGGTATAACAAAACATATCTCTTTTCATGTTGCAAGACATACACATGCTACCATGATGCTAACATTAGGTGCTGATCTTTATACTGTTTCAAAGCTACTAGGCCATTCTAATATATCAACAACTCAAATTTATGCTAAAATTGTTGATAAAAAGAAAGAAGAAGCGATAAATCTTATACCAAATTTAACCGATTAATATTAATGTCTTATGAATAATGAATACATCAATAAAGCGGATATTCTGTTGTTATTAGATGCCATGCAGACTAAAGATGGTTATATTAATAAGTCTTTATTTATGAGTTCTATATGTAAACTTAAACAGAGCAAATATGATAATATCTCTAGCAGAAAAAGCATCTATTCTGCTAGAGATATTATTAGTAATATAACTAAATATAAAAATAAAATTAAAGGAAAAAAAATAAAAAGTTTTGCTAGATTGAAAATAGAAAACAAAACATTTAAGGACAATGAAATGCTAACTATATATCCACAAGATGGACCTAGAAATGGTTATTTCCAAACCTCTGCCTCTATTGATGAGTCTGATTTAGTATTCACTATTACTGATTTGGCGACTATTTTAAAAGTCTCTCGCCCGAGTTTAACCAAATGGATTGATAATGAAATCATTAAACGTTATCATTGTTGGTTTGTTATTGAATCCACTATAAATAGAAAAGAAATAGGTCATAGAGATTACTACATTTTGAGTGAGATTAAAAACGCTATAAAGCTTTATAAATGATTGCTATATATATGTTTTAATGCTTTAAATTTTACAATTCATCCTTATTTTACTTGCTTTTTAGTAAAATAAGGATGAATTGTAAATGTACACCTAGCATCATTACTTTTATTTCTTCTTTTATTTGCTTTATTCTTTCCTTTGCTGTGTCAATTGAAAATCGATTGATGGTATAACCGGTTATATCTATTATTTAACCTCAAATGATAGATATTATGTATGAGGAGATTAAAATTCAGTTAAATAGAATAGAACTATTAACTCTATTGTCAGCTAAAAATGTACTTTCTTTTAATGATGTGGTTGCACTTACTGGATTAAGCAAAAGCCATCTTTATAAACTGACATGTGGGCATCTAATACCACACTATAAACCCAATGGAAAGCAAATATACTTCGATCGGGCGGAAGTAGAAGCTTGGATGAAACAGAACCGAATAGCTACAGTTCAAGAAGTTGACCAGTTGGCTACAAACTATGTTGTTAACGGTCGGATGAAGAAAGGAAGTTAAACCATGGACAACAATACTCAAAGAGATACGTTCATCTTTTACCGTAGCTTCAAAGAGAGTATGAGTGATCTTTCGGATGCCGATAAACTAATAATGTATGAAGCTATTTCAGATTATAGCCTTGATCTAAAAGAGCCGCAATTAGAAGGTTTCCCAAAAGCCTTGTTTTCTCTTATTCGTCCCATTCTTGACGCTAATATCAAACGTTGGCAAAGTGGCTGCAAAGGTGGCGCTCCTAAAGGCAATAAGAATAATCGTTACTCTAAAACTACAACCGAACTACAACCAAAGTACAACCAAAGTACAACCAAAGTACAAGCTAATAAGGATAAGGATAAGGATAAGGATGTAGATAAGGATATAGAATTAAATAAAGAGAAAATAGTAAAAGAGAAAAGTCTTTCTCTTTCCGATCGAACTACCAAGTTCAAGGAAGAACTAACTTTTTACGTAGATAAGTATGGCAAGGATATGATTTTCGCTTTCTTCGATTATTGGAGTGAACCCAATAAGACTCAAACTAAAATGAGATATGAGCTTGAGAAGACATGGAACATTTCCGGACGATTAAGAACATGGGAAAGGAGGAGCAATGGAAAACGTTAATCACTACCTGCATGACAAAGAGTGTGAGTTATGCGTACTTGGCACAATCTTAATTGAGCGCAATGCTATTCATCAAGTAAGGGAGTTGTTAACCCCTAAAAGCTTCTATATAAACCTTCATAGTGAGATTTATTCCGCTATTCTTGCTATGACAGACCGTGGTGATCGAGCTGATATGATCAGTATTATGCCTGAGCTAAAGAAGCGTGGTGTAAATTTCACCCCTTATGATATCGCTTCAATTGCTCAAAATCAAACATTCGATCTAGTTCAGTATGCCTGTCGACTTAATGAATTGGAAAAGCGCAGAAGTCTATATGAGATGGGGCAATATCTTGTTACAAATGGTAGCAATGAATCTGAGGATATTGGAGATGTTGTTCAAGCTGCTAATGATAAACTATCATGTATATTCGGTGGGTTAGAGAATCATGTTAAAACGGCATCAGATTACGTATCGGAGGTTTATCAGCGTGTTAATGATAATCTAAACGGTGTGACTTTACCAGGGACGCCAACTGGTTTTAAATCGATAGACGAAAAAGGAGGTTTACAACCTACTAATTTGATTATTTGCGCTGCTGAATCTAGTCAAGGAAAAACCGCTTTCGCAAATGCAGTGACATTATCAGCAACAAAATCCGGTGCAAAAATAGCTTTTTATTCAATGGAAATGAGCGGATCACAACTAATGACTCGCCTCGCTGCTATAGAATCACGTATTCCGGTTTCAGTCTTGACAAACGATAAACTAACCGGTCAGCAACTAAGAGATTTCGATGCATCAGTGGTATCTCTTTCTAAGTTAGGGATATTTTTCGACGATCGCAGTACTTCTAATATTGAGACAATTCTTGCATCTATCCGGTCTATGGTTATCAAACATCAAATTCAAGGTGTCGTGATAGACTATTTGCAAATATTGAGCCTCAACAAGAAAACGGCAAACGTAGAGGAGTTTTTAGCGGAAGTTGCTAGACGTTTAAAGAATATTGCAAAAGAGCTTAATATTTGGGTATTAGCTTTATCCCAACTTGCACGTGATACTTCCAACCCTATACCAAACGTAAACAGGTTAAGAGGATCAGGACAAATAAACGAAGCTTCCGATATGACAATACTTCTATATCGCCCGGAGGTTTATCACAAACGTTATCCCGAACCTTATCAATCAACGGACCCTAAAGGAACAGCTTTAATTGATGTAGCAAAAGGGCGTAACGTAGGGATATTCAAGTTCATTGCTGGTTTTGATGCCGCTACTACTCATTTCTATGAGTTAAACGAAAGACCTGTTTTGCCATTAACTAATCAACAGTCAGATGATAACCCGTTTTAAAATTAACTTTATAGTTCTATGGCAAGCACTTTGATAGAAAATTATATAACTAAAAGATACGAGCGATGGCTTGATTACTCAAATTATCATTGCGAACTCGCAGGTATGCCGGATGAGGCGTCGGATGTTCTTAATGAGGTCCTATGCGATTTGCTGCAGAAGGATAATGCTAAGCTTGAAAAGCTCCTACAAGCGAAGAAAAACGGCTATACAGAGCTTGACTTCTTTGTATTGAGGATGATAAAGCTCAACGCAACATCCGACACGTCGCCATACCGAAATAAGTACAAACCTTGTATGCCAGTCGATAACGACACTGATTGCTCTAGGTTGGAGATCGAAGATAAATCCACCAATGTTGTAGATAATTCGGCTATTTTGTTTTTGAAAATGCAAATAGTACGTTTTGTCTTTGATCATTTAGAGATGCCAAATTTAAATCGTGCTGTTTTTAAATATCGTTTTTTTGAAGATAGACCTTTTAGCGAATGGAATTATAAGGAATGGCCTCAAATAAGTGGTTGTAAAATGCTTTATCAGACCTATAATGAGACCTGCTTTCTTATTCGGTATGTTTTATCAAATTTAGATTTAGGTATATTATTTAAACCTAAATCTAAGCAATATAAAGGTATTACTAAAGCTATAAAAAAGCACTCAATTAAGGCTTCACGTCAATTTATGGAACATATAGATAAGAGGCTACTAAAACATATAAAAAACATTGAATTTATAGAAAATCTGGATTTTGACAATAACTTATTAAAGGTTGAAGTATTGGATGTTATAAATGATCGGGAATATTCTATAATGGAAATATCCCCAATTGAATAATACCGTTTTTTATTTCTAATAAAGAATTAATAATTTAAAAATATAATCATGGGAATAGTAAACAAAGAAGGTGCCTTGTATTTTGCAACCGGTATAGATAATACCGGATTATATGATGGAAAGCGTGAGGCTATGGGCATACTCAAGGCAATGGCCGGAGAAATTACAAGTTTTGATATATTCGGAGGTATCGGTATTAGTGCCGGGGTTGCTTTTGCTCAAGCGGCGAAAGAATCTTATAACTTCGAGAAGCAGTTTCAGCAATCAATGTACGAAGTCGCTACTTTATCGTCAGGGATAAAAGGTAGTCTTACAGAATACATGAATAGTGTGATCGATATGACACGTGAAGTACCTGTACTTGCTAATGAATCAGCTAAAGCGCTTTATCAGATCGTGTCTGCCGGTCACGACGGTGCTGACGGAATGAAGGTACTTGAAGTATCTGCTAAAGCTGCTGTCGGAGGTGTGACAGAAACAGCTACGGCTGCCGATGCGATCACTACTATACTTAACGGTTACAAGATGGGAGCATCGGAGGCCGAGAGAGTGTCTGATCTACTTTTCACTACGGCTAAGGGCGGTAAAACAACGATGGGCGAACTTGGCAAGAGCATTGCCCAAGCGGCACCTATTGCAGCATCATACGGTATTAGCATCGACGAAGTATTGGCCGCAGTGGTGTCAATCACGAAACAAGGTGTACCTACTGCTGAGGCTATGACAAAGATACGTGCTGCCATCATGGGTGCCTCTAACGTATTGGGTGATGCTGCTTTTGAAGGGCGCACATTCCAAGAAGCTTTGCAACTCATATACGAGCAAGCCGATGGAAGTACTTCTAAACTAAAAGACTTACTTGGCACTGATGAAGCTTTGCAAGCTGCTCTTATGGTAACTGGCAAAAATGCCAAAGGCGCTGCCGCTGATCTCGCTGAGATGGGTAATGCTGCCGGCGCATCCGAGAGAGCTTTCCAACAGATGCGTGGGAGTGCCGAGAATCAAACCAAGCTACTTGTTAACAACATATTTGCCTATCTCCGTCCACTTGGACAAGGCATGCTCGCTGAAATCTCTAAGGCTGCTGAATCTATCAATGATGCATTTAAGGATGGGTCCGCTCAAGATGCACTTAAAGATATAGGCGCACTTATCACGACTGTGACAGCGGCTCTTGTTGGATATAAAGGAAGTATTTTGGCTGTAACAGTAGCCAAGCAGATTCACACCGCTATTGATGGAATAATATTTAAACAGAGAGCTGCTGAGGCTATTCAATTAGAAGTTAATGGTGGTTTATATTTTGAGGAGGCTGCAGCCATTGCAATGAACACTTCTTCCAGAACTCTTTTAATTCGAGCAATTCAAGCTCAAACGGTTGCTCAACTGAAGAATGTTGCGGCAATGCTAACAAATCCTTATGTATTAGCTGCTGCTGCTTTTGCAACGCTAGGTTATGCTATTTATCGGGTAGCAACTGCTACGACTGCTGCTGAAAAGGTACAAAAGAGATATAATGAAATTTGCAGGCAACAATCGGAAGAATTGACTGATTTAAAAAATAAAACAAATGATTTACTATCAGTTATAAGAAATGAAGCTTCTACACAATATGAGAAAATAAAAGCGTACAAGCAACTTAAAGATGTTATGCCTGGAATATTCAAAAATTTGGATATTGAGAAAATAAAGTTGATGGATATTCTTTCTTTGAACAGCATGATATCAGATGAAATGCAAAGAAGGGAGAGAATAGGGGCAAAAACAAGACTTGTTATGGCTCACAACAAGTATGATTCAGTAAACAATCTTATCAAAGAAGATTCTAATCGTGGTACTTACTCGGGACAATACGAATATCAGTTACAACAAGCAAAATTAGAGGTTGATGCTGCTCAGAAGGTAGTTGATGATATTAATAATATTCAAAAAGATGTAGAGGTAGAACGTGAAAAGAATAGCAAAAAAGGTGTATCTAAAGATAAAGCATATTGGGAAAAACAGAAGGAGAATGCAGAAAAAGCCTTAGACGCAATTGACTCAAAACAAAGAAAGCTGCTAAATTCTGGTAAGTTTAATCAGGTCGATTCAAATGTTGTAAAAAGCTATAAAGAGCAAAAAAGATTATTGCTGGAAGCCAATAGCGAATTAAAAGCTTATCCAAACATATCAGATGAAAGCAAAAAAGGGCAGGAGCTTCGTGAGCAAACCGAACAGTATAAGGTGCTAATTTCAAAGCAAAAGCTTGACAAAATACGCGCTGCAGAAGATACGCAAATGCAAGTTGATGAAGCGGCCATTAACGCTCTTAAAGATAGCCCCGCGAAAGTGATTAAGCAAATGGAACTGAATCACAAAAAAGAAATGCAAGCTATCGATCGGCAAAAAGAAGATATGCTTCGCAAAAAAATAGATGATGCTAGGGATATTTTCAATGCGAAACCGGGAAGTAAGAAAGGTTCTTTCGATGGCTCTAAAATCAAGTTATCTGATGAAGAAAACAAATACTTTGATAATCTTAAATCATCCGCTAATCTAAAGCAAAAAAGTGCATTCGATGGGCTTATTGATCAGTATCAAGATTACACAGATAAACGTTTAGCTATCGAGAAGAAATACGATAATGATATTGCCGTTCTTGACGAAGCAAGAAGAAAGGCTTCCGCAGGTGGAAATAGTGAAGAAGTTGCTAGGATTGATCGAGCTAAAGCGGAAGCAACGAAGAATAAAGGTAAAGACTTAATGACTCTCGACTATGAGAAGTTAAAAGAGAGTCCGGATTACATTCGTGCGTTTGAAAATCTCAAATACACATCGTCCGAAACTCTTAACTCTCTATTGGATCAGTTGGAGAGCGCGAAATCGACAGCAGCTAAGGTTCTTTCACCGGACCAACTAAGAGAATACACAACTTCGATTCAATCTATCATGGATGAGCTGGAGCAGCGTAACCCTTTTGGTATGTTGGCAAAGCATAAAGAAGAGCTTGCAGCGTCAGAAGAAGCGCTTGCTTCCGCAAAAGCGAATCTTGATAAAGCGAATGCGGATGCGGAAGCGGTTAAAAATGGTGCTCAAATCGAGAATGGAAGCAAATCATCCTATAACTCGAAAACAGGTAAGATTGATATTTCTAAAACATATCTGACAGAGGCTCAAGCAGCAGAAAGAGTAACGGCTGCCACCCAAGAATATAGTGCTGCAAAAGATGATACTGCTAAGAAGTCGGCTAAGGTAAAGGAAGCCGAAAAAGTAACCACTGAGCAGATTAAAAAGCTAGGTGGTGCAGTCAAAGAGGTTGGTGACGCTATCGGCGGTGAAGCTGGTGCTATTATCGGGATGATTGGCGATATAGGCACATTCGCTATGACTGCTGTTGAAAAAGTTAAAACCGCTGCTGACACGTCAGCAACAGCAGTGAGTACAGTAGAGAAGGCATCTGTTATCCTTGCCATCATTTCAGCAGCCATACAGTTAGCTACAAAGGTGGCTAGTTTCTTTGCCGCTGATTATTCAGACTACAATAAGGCAAAGGAGAATTACGAAAGCTATGTTAAGGTACTTGATGTTGTTATCGATAAGCAGAAGGAGCTCATTGAAACTATGACCGGTGAAGCAGCCATCAAAGCATCTGAAAATGCTTTAGAACTGATTGAGAAGCAAAAAGAAGCATCCAAGCGTATTGGTAGGGAAAGATTAAATTCTGGATCTTCATGGGGCTCAAATTCTATTGGTAATCGTATTATAAAGAGAATGAATAGCCAAGATTGGGCTGATGCTAAAAACGCTTTGGGCGCTGAATTCGATGCTCACAATCTTAAAGGTAATAGAATGCAAGGTTTGTTTGATCTCTCTATTGAGCAGATTGAAAAGTTACAGAGAGAAGCACCTGCGTTTTGGGGTAAATTAGATGAAGAAGTTAAAGGTTATCTTGAAAAAATCATAGAAACGGGCGAGAAAAAACAAGAGATCATCGATGCGACTAACGAGAGATTTACCGGTGTATCTTTCGATAGCTTTAAAGATGATTGGGCTGACGCATTACTTGATATGAATACTTCCTCTCAAGACTTTGCGAAGAATTTTGAGGAGTATTTGAAGAAAGCTATCATTAACTCTATGATAGTTGATAAATATAAGGGTGATCTTGAGAGGCTATATGAAAAGTTCTCAAAAGATGCACAAAGCGATGGTAAGCTCACTGAATCAGAAGTGGATGCGCTCAAAAAAAAGCAGCAAGAAATTACAGATAAGATGTTAAAAGAACGTGAAGAACTTGTTAAAGTTTTTGATTTCAACTCTACAGACTCAAGCGATTCTGCAAAAAGCGGCGGTTTCCAATCTATGAGCCAGGATACAGGTAATGAGCTTAACGGAAGATTTACAGCGCTACAAATATCCGGAGAAAACATCCGAGCTCAAAATGAGCAGCAAACATCGGCTCAACTGGCCATTATTGAGAAGCTTGAATTTATATCTAACTTTTCTTACGAGCATCAAACAGAAATGTGCGATATGATGCTTGATATAATTGATCTGCTCGGAAAAATTAAGAAAGACACTTCTTGCCTACATTCAATAAAAGAAGATATAAAAGAGATTAAAAATAATACTAATAATATGTAGAGTCAATAAGAAATTTAAGGCATTGGGTGCACTTCTGTAAACCGCTACCAAATACAGAGTCTCCTTTGCCTATTTTTTTTATAATTTAAAATTGACATGAATGATATTAAAATTTTCAAGAATGAAGCTTTTGCTGTACCGGGCCATGATCTACCTAACAATCAATTGTTGAAGAACGGCAATATTACGGCTATGTTAGAAGAGAAGCAAGGATAATATTATGACAAAGTCTTAACACGCGACAACGGAGTAGTTATGCCTAATATAACGATATTATTATTGAATCAAAATCCGAGTTTTCCGACTTCTTTAAAAAGGATAAAAAACAAAATCGGACTTTTCGGACGCCATTAAAAAAGCAGAAGAGGAGTTATAACCTCGTTAATCATGGTTTCATATCTAAACAGATTAAGATAATGTCCGCTAATAGGATAAGATTGGGGCAAGATTAATTTTATCCTTCCTATGTGTGAAGTGCTTGTTCAAGAAATTATTAGGGCATAAAACGACTTAAGATACCTCGTTTTAGGGCACCCTTACAATGCGTTTATATAGCATTTTGAGGCTTAGCATATCCAATAGCAATTCTTTTTGATGAGGCTTTTGCTTTAAAATATTATACAGAATTCTATTTGACATGATAATTTAAATATGTTTTGTTTTATTACAGCCATATTGAATTAGTATACGCTGAATTGTATAATATATACTGTATAATTTATGCTGATCCATGAAAGCACAAACTTATAATGTTTTCTCGATCAGCATAAATTACGTTTAACTATTTAGAATATTAAATATTTGTTACGATACAGAAATGAGTAATATTAAAGACCTTTTTATTTATTTATATCTTTAATTTCAGTCAAAGCAGTCATTTCCTTATTAAAGCGAAACTCTTGTTCTATTAAGATAGTTGCGTTATATGTATTTTTAGTTCTATATTTATGAATAAGTTTCCAACCGATAAATGTTGGATGAAAATTTTTAAGAAATAAATAGAATATCTCCCTACTAGATTGATATATTTCCCAGTTTAGAATAGCACCATCTTTATATAAATGTTCATTTTTCTTCATCTCCTTTATTTTTTCTGATACGTCTGGAAGCCCGTCTATTTTATCTAACCCTGCATTCTCTTTATCTTTCATGGCACGTAAATATGAGTTCATACAACTTTCATCGTCAGCTACCGATGTGAACAAGCTATCAACTTTACCATAAGAAACAGGCGAGTAACTTGCATAGTCATTCATTGTTTCTTTGAGTTCCTTTTTGATGATTTGTTTTGCTTTCTCTAATTTCGATAATTTGTTTTGCGTAAATCCGGTTAGTGAGATAAATAGCGTTAATAGCAGCAAATAATATTTCATAATTGTACATTTATAAAGTTAAACAATACACAAATGTATAAACATATTTTTATAGTTTTATATACTTGCATATTTTTTTCTACATAATAGCTATGCTTTATTGTAATTATGAAAATAGTAAATAGTTTTATTATTAAGCTTCATAATAGTAAGATTCAGTTGGCAAAACGTTTGATAAAGCTCTTAGTTATCTATTCTGCTTGTATTAACGCACGTATTTATTCTGCTTTAATGTTGATACTTTTGCCACAATGAGGACAGGTGATAGAAGTGGTGTCACTCTTTGGCTGCTCGAAAAGATCTGTCAAAGGGATACTTAATACAGTAGCTATTCTTTCGAGTGTTTCAAGACTAGGGGTTGCTTTCCCATTTACTATATTACTCATTGATGGTTGTGCTATACCGACACTAGCTGCAAGAGAAACTACCGTTATTTTTTTTTCTTTCAATACTTCTTTAATTCTTAGAATCATGTTGTTGTTTTTTAGATTATGGTACAAATATATGTATTTATAACATATTCTATTATAAATAACTGTTAAATATTACATTTTATATAATATTTTCGCTTGATGAATTTTGAGTTTATAATCAATTGTATTATATTTGCATCGTTAAAATAATGAATTACATAATAAAAAACATGAAACGCTACGATTTAAGCAAAATAATGAGAACAGCGCATAACTTATATAAGCATGCACGTGTAAAGTACCCGGCTTTCTCAGATGCTCTTAAAAGAAGTTGGAAGATGGCTAAATTCAATTTTTCAATAGCTGAACAAACAAAGGTGTTGGAAGAAGAAAATAAAGCAATAGAAGCCAAGAGAATAGCTGATTTAGAAATAGACCAAATTAGTTCTATCATTTTCGTTGCAGATTTAAAAGCTCAGAGTATAAAAGAAACTGCAAAGGCAAAAGCGCAACTTAAAAAAGAAGAGATCGCTGCTCGTAAATCCGGTATTTCTTATAGTGAGTATCAGAACAGAATAAGTACTGCGATGGGCTACGGTTGTGGCTGTTATTGCGCAGATTGATAATTAAACCGATAGGGGAACTTAAAATACCCCCATCACTAAAACATAAAGCTATGTATTTACCATTAGAGATTAACCAACAGATTGCGGATATGATAAGATCGGCAGCTGATTTATACAGTCAAGTAAATGAGTATATCAATTGTAAAGAATGTAAAGTCGATGAGTTTCCTGTGAACACATTAATGGATATGTCTGGCAAGGTTAACAGAATAATAATCGACTTAGTTGATATCCTTGGTAATGACATTACAGAACAGGTATTTAACGAAGAACGTAGAGAGAAAAAAGTATAACAATTTATATAGATATTATGATGAAAACATTAAATCGAAAGTTTATTTTATGTCTTATTAATGTGTGCATGGCTTTTATAGCCTTAATTGTGTCGGGCTCTTCCGAAAGTTCCCTTCCTCTCCTAGCTTCTTTAGGTTGGTATCTTTCCTCTATCATGTTAATAACCTTTATCAAAAAGGAGATTTGTCATGGCTAATAAACTTATTGCTCCAGAAAGAGTCATAGATAAGAAACTCTATGATGTATTGCTTACATTAAAGCAAACCAAAGATGAGTGCGGAATATTGTTTGCCACGTATGCATATCAAGGCGTGAATGTGTGCCGGTCTGATGAAGGTGATCTTTATAAAGATATGGAAGATTGCATTAATAGTATGACACATCTTGCAGTCAGTAAATATATATTTGATTTAGAAAAGGAGGTATTAAATGATAGATAA